TTAAAATGCCACCGTGGTGAAATAGGCAGACACAAGGCACTTAAAATGCCTCGCCAAAAGCGTGCCGGTTCAAGTCCGGCCGGTGGTACCAATTTAAAATGCCAGACATTAAGTTGTCTGGCATTTTTTATGCACAAATCCATATATGCGCATATATGAAAATTCTTCAACTTTTATATCTGCCAGAACTATGTATCTCATGAAAAATCCGTTGACAAAAACGTTATATGACGGTATAGTTACGGAGTACATGGTAGATGCGTATTTTTGAATCGATAATACCTACAACAAATTCAATGAGTGTTGAGTTGGTTGTACAAAATGTAAAACTGAAAGGAATAAACATAATATGAAGAAGATGGTATCACTATTGGCAGTTCTTTGCGCTGCCTTGGTTGTCAACGCAGCTGATAACGCCAGTATTGGTGTGGAAGCTGGATATAACAACCATTACATCGTGAACGGTGTTTCACGTGCTGAGGGTACGCCATTTATTGGTGTCAATGCAATCAAGAGCCTCAAGTATGCTGATGTGTACGCTGGCGGAACTCTCCTACCGAACGAGGGATCTGATCAGTCACACTGGACGCTTGGTGCCGGTAAGAGCTTTGGTCTAAGTGAGAAGTTCTCACTTCGTGCCACTGCTGATGTCACTCGTCACCAGAGTGGTATTGCTGGTATTCCAAACTCCACTGAGTTTGGTGCTAAGGTGGCTTTGAACAACCCATACGTTACTCCATACGTTCGTGGTGCGTTCGATATTGACCTTGATCAACAGGGCGTGTTTGTCGGTCTTAGCCGCACACAGAACCTTTTCTATGGTTTCACTGTGACTCCTGCTGTTGAGTATGGTTATGTTGCTGAGTATACCGCTGTGAATGCTAAGGCTACTTTGGCTCGTCCATTCACGTTTTCATTTGGAAATGTGACTCCTTATGCTGAGGTTGGTTGGTTCGATAACAACTTCGATGGTACTAAGTACAACTGGGCAACCCGTGAGTTCTCCGGTACTGTTGTTTACGCTGCTGGTCTCAAGTTGACCTTCTAAGAAATAATAGTTGACACAAAACCGGCAATGATGTAATGTCATTGCCGGTTAATTTTTTATACACACAAATATGGCACACTTCATTAAACTCAACGTCCTAGATCCAAGCCACGATGGAAACACAAATAATAGGAAGTACATTCCAAATCTGATAAACTTGGATATGATCATCAATATCGAACCATCTGTAGTTCACAGTTTGATTTTTACCAAGAATAACCACCAGCCAATTCGGGTGAGAGAATCGTTGGACGAGATTCTTGATCTTAGTAAGAGTTGTCATGGTAAAAACAAATTGAACGGATAATATTCAACCACCTTCGGGTGGTTTTTTCTTTTTATACAATTCATCGTGATATATAAAAACATATGGATATCAACTCAAAGATTTACATTGCTGGACATAGAGGAATGGTTGGATCATCTATTTGGAGAACTCTTCTTAGTCACGGATATACCAACTTGGTGGGAGTCACACATGACGGTTTAGACTTGACAAATCAAAAGGCAGTCAACGACTTTTTTGAAAAGACTAAACCAGAATATGTAATCATGGCAGCAGCAAAGGTTGGAGGAATTGTTGCCAACAGTACATATCCTGCTCAGTTCATTTACAACAATCTCCAGATCCAAAACAATTTGATTGATGCTTCACACAAATATGGCGTAACCAAGTTGTTGTTTCTTGGAAGCAGTTGTATTTATCCAAAATTTGCTCAACAGCCAATTAAGGAAGAATGTTTGTTGACCGGTGATTTGGAACCAACAAATCAATGGTATGCTATCGCAAAGATTGCTGGAATTAAAATGTGTCAAGCATATCGTCAACAATACAAATCTGATTTCATTAGTGCCATGCCTTGCAACTTGTATGGAATCAATGACAACTTTGATTTAAACAATTCACACGTGTTACCCGCTTTGATTCGCAAGTTTCATACTGCCATGATCAAGAATGAACCAGAGGTTATATGTTGGGGAACCGGAAGTCCAATGCGTGAGTTTTTGTACGTTGATGATTTGGCTGAAGCGTGTGTGTTCTTGATGAAAAACTACAGTGATGACTTGCATATCAATGTTGGATATGGAGATGACATCACCATCAAACAGGCCGTAGAAACCGTCTGTGAGGTTGTGGGCTATCAAGGCAACGTCGTGTGGGATGATTCAAAGCCTGATGGTACTCCTAGAAAGGTTATGGATAGTTCACGCATACTGAAAATGGGATGGAAGCCAAATGTGAAATTGTTGGACGGTCTTGAAAAAACTTACTATTGGTTCAAAAATAATGTACATTTGTGAAATTTGTTCATATATATTGACATAATGAATTTGCTATCCGTACAGTCAGTAGTAGCCAGTGGACAACCAAGTCCATCGGCACTCCCTAGCGCATGCTAGACTAGACTAACGGTAAAAGTTGCTTAAAGAACAAACCGTTGGTCCAAAAGATCAACGGTTTTTTGTTTGAAAAGTTCATTGACATTTTGAGATTTCGTGTTAGTATGTAATAACGATTGAGATGCACGGTTAGCTCAGTGGTAGAGTAGCAGCCTTACACGCTGTTTGTCGGGGGTTCGAATCCCTCACCGTGTACCAATTTTAACACTGAATTTTATATGGAAAAAAACGTTGACAAAGACATTCAATACGAGTATGTTAGAAACAAGATGATGACGGAGAATTATCCGTTGTACGCTTACTACACGGCAATTCAAACAGTTGCCGATAGTATTCTCCCCAAGAAGGAGACGAGATACTTGGATATTCTTGGTCTTGAGTAGTTGTCGGTACGGGCTTGAAACTCTATCTGGTGTGCCCTTAAACACTTGATCGGTCACTGGGTGTTATGCTTTGTGCAGAACCCAACTGGCGATAACTAAAATGTAGTTTAGATTTTATCGGAATGTAGCTCAACTTGGTAGAGCACTTGCTTTGGGAGCAAGTTGTTGCAGGTTCAAATCCTGTCATTCCGACCAATTTCGGGCGTATGGTGAAATGGCAGACACGTGAGTCTTAGGAACTCATGGAGAAATCCGTGTAGGTTCAAGTCCTACTACGCCCACCAAATTTGCTAGTTTGAACGTAACCACAATACGGTGGACGAGGAGATAGACTCCGCTTAGACTCATAGAGAAATCTATGAAGGCGGCTTCAAACGGTACACAATTTTATGGAAGGGTGGCTGAGCGGTCTAAGGCGTCGGTCTTGAAAACCGAAGGGGTATCAAAGCCTCCGGGGGTTCGAATCCCTCTCCTTCCTCCATTTTAACGGAAAGATGGCAGAGTGGTCTAATGCAGAGCTTTGCTAAAGCTCCGGGGTTTAAAAGCCCCCGAAGGTTCAAATCCTTCTCTTTCCGCCACTTTACGGGCCAGTAGCTCATTTGGTAGAGCGTCTGCTTTGCAAGCAGAATGTGGCAGGTTCGAATCCTGTCTGGTCCACCAGTTTTACAACGCGGGTATAGCTCAACGGTAGAGTGCCAGTCTTCCAAACTGGCTATGCGGGTTCGATTCCCGCTACCCGCTCCAATTTTTAGTTGCCCGATGGTGTAATGGTAGCACAAGAGACTTTGACTCTCTTTGTATTGGTTCAAATCCAGTTCGGGCAACCACTTTATATATGTCGGTTAAGGGTGTAATTTTAGAGAAATTGTAATGAGTGATCATCAGTTACAGGAGTAAAAACTAGTGATCGAAAGATCCGTTCATCAAACACCGACAATCATTTCAATCAGAAAGTAGATAATAATATAGTCGCACAACTCTGGGTTGTGAGGTACGGGTGCGAATCCCGTCTTTCTGACCAATTTATGATTAAACCATTCTATCAGTGGAAACGTGAAATCGTTGAAGCAGATTCTAAAAAACACAATGTCCCTCTATATTTTAGATGGACACGTGAAGAATTTTACTCTAAATATGGAGACTATGTGAAAAAAGAAAGAAGTAAAAAATTGATACATGACAACCACTGGTTGTCATGACAACCAGACAATGGTAGAGGTTTGAACTTGGCTAGGTCCGAAACAATAATCAACGGCTGTGTTCGGCTAATAATCTGTGGGTTAAATATGCCCATAAAACCGCCAAGGGGTCTGGGATAAATTTTTGTTTTTGATCGTTAGTGATATAGAATTATAAAACATCTCCGGTTTGTGGAGAAGAAGGGTGAAGTTGACGCTAGATAGACATTGGAACAATAGTGAAATCCTCGTATATTCGCAACCCACGGTCATCCAATTTTTTATTTTTTGGTTTGACATATACTATGTATTTGTCTAAGTGTAGATATGGGCTGTTAGTGATAGTGGTAGCACAGGAGCTTTGCAAGCTTTAGGGAAGAGTTCGATTCTCTTACGGTCCACCAAATTTTAACTATAGATGAAACAGAATAACCTAAATGAAAAGTATAGAGGTGTAAACAATTTCACACCTGATGAATTGGTTTATTATCTCAAAAAGGGTTATAATGCTTCGGATCTGGCAAAACTGTTTAAAACGACAACTAATGTTATTGAGAAAGCATTAGTTGAATATGAAATCGATCCTCCTCATGTAACTACTAAAGAGGTTCTTGATTTATATAGAGCTGGTACACCAACAGCTGTTATTGCCGATAAGTTAAATATTACTCCCTTGGCTGTATTTTACAAACTTGTAAAAAGCAGAAAAGTGAGTATAAAGCAAAAGTAGATACTATGTATCTTTAATCAGAGCGCGGGTATGATGTAGTGGTAGCCTGCAACCTTGCCAAGGTCGATGTGCCGGTTCGATTCCGGCTACCCGCTCCAAAATTAATGAATGTAAATCATGAATTTAAAGTTGTATGGTGGTTACCTACACGAACAGCAAGTAGATCTGTTGGAGAAATTTTAGCATACTATAAATTTCAGAATGTTCCTGAAAATTGTTTATTGGCACAAATGCACACTCATTCAATTGGTGTTCCAAATGGGTGTGAAGACTATAAAATAATTTGCAATATACGAAATCCATATGCCAAAGTTTTATCTACTTGGCATTTGAGATATTATAAACAAGATCCTATCACTGGGGGGTTGGTTATTGAAAAATCATTTGACAAATATATTTCACAATTACGTCCTGAAAATTTTGAAGAACACCAAATAATCAATCAACCTAGAAAGCCAGATCTCTGCATTAGAACCGAACACTTGGTTGAAGATCTGCATAAAGTAGGTTTTATAAATTTCGAAGATCCGTCAATTCAATTCATTGTGGATAACTGGATCAATAAAAATACTTATACATCTGAAGGATGTGTAGAAAATACCCGACCGGATTTTGATCTAAAACGTGATGTCAAAAATCCTGTAATGACCGATTATTTGAGTTATTACAATCAAGAACAACTTGACATTGTGTGGAATCTGTATAAAGATGTATTCAATGAATTTGGATACTCAAGAGAGTTTATCTGATATTTATAATTAGTTCTTTTTCATGGGCGTGTACTGGTCTCGATTCAAGGATTAGTGTATGTTAGGCACGTAGAGGACGATAGTTGGCCTCTTTAATCATCTATCAAAAATTAACTGCTACTAAGAAGAGCAAGGTAATCAGCTACAACTTTACTTCACGTAAGGAAGTCGCACTCGCAGCCTAAGTTGCTGCACATCTTTCACAATGATGTCTGATAATTGTGAGAGGTGTAAACTATCAGGCTAGGCAATAAAATGTTCGGGTTTATTGTTTAAATCTTACTGAACGACCTTGGTGTGAAGTTTGATGTTTTAGATTCACGTACCATTGTATTGAAAAACAGATAAGCGTGTAGTCTGATGTATAACGATGTTTGAAGACGCGCGTTCGACTCGCGCCACGTCCACCATTTTAACTTATAACCCCGGGCTATGCTCGGGGTTTTTTGTTATGGTTCAAAATCAATGTAACTATCTACAACCAAACAGTTGCATTTTTTTGGAGTTATGTAACCTTCTTTCTCCAAATAATCTAACATTGATTCTCGACAATGATCATCTTCGTAAAGGTCACACTTTTCAGGATGTCTCAATACAATAAATTGATTGGCCCAAATTGTGATATGGTGATCCTTAATATTTATATCGTGAAAAGTTACTTCTTTCATGCAACAATAAATATGTATACGAACTATGAGTAACATTAAATTGTCAAAAGCAGAAGCACAAAAGAAAGTTTATGAACTGACTGAAAAGTTGTTGCATACTAAGAAGGATTTCAAGGATGTATCCGCTGGATACAAGGAACGTATCAAGGAGTTGGAAAGTGAGATTAAAGCGGTTGTAGAAGACGCTGGAGGACTGCCATTATCAGCTGATGTGGTTGAACCAGCGGAATGATTTAATCGCAGATAATATACGTGAAACCACAGACGAAAGTTTGTGGTTTTTTGTTTTTAGAATGTAGTTATGTTGAAATCGTTATGAGAGAACGCACTGTTAAAATCGTACTAAATGCAATGGTCAAGAACGAATCAAAGATCATTCTTAGAATGTTAGAGTCTGTGTATAAATACATTGATTACTGGGTCATACAGGATAATGGGTCCACCGATGGAACGCAATCTATCATTGAGGATTTTTTCAAACAAAAGAACATTCCAGGCATTTTGTACTTTGAACAATGGCAGTATCCTGGCTACAATAGAAATCACGCGTTACAAAAATGTGCCGAATCTAATCATGGATGTGAATATGTTTTGCGATTGGATGCTGATGAAGTGTTAGAAGTAGATAATGATTTTGATTGGGAAGAACTACGGCGTGGTGATGAAATTTATGTTCATGCTGAATCATCAAACCGAGACGTTATTTTGACCCGACCATGGATGTGGAAAGCCGATCTGGATTGGGAATATACGTTGAGTAAACGTCATGAAGTTCTGTTACGTAAATCTCGACAGGATTGGCGTACACACCATTTATCAAAGTCGTTTCGACACATAATGCTTCCGGGCGGAGCTACGTGGCAAAATCCTTACAAGTACTATGTTGATTCTGTTGAACTAGAACAACAGGTGATGAAGTATGAACCTAAAGACAGATTACATCCGGACTATAATGTGGATATGTATTATGTTTGGTATTTAGCTAAATCGTATATTGATTTGTTGGAAGACTTTCGAACTGAAAAGGCCAAGCCATTTTTTGGTAAAGAACATGAAGCTGAAATGGCCAGACGTGGTATATTCTACTATAAGAAGTATTTGAAGTTATCGATGGAGATTGATGATAATACGAATCTTTCTGCATTATATGAAGCCGATAAATTGAAGATATTCAATTATGTTAATCAAATGGCATACACTGCGTTGGTTTATATTGGATTGATGTATTTGAGATACATAGATGTGTCTGAGGGGGTCAAATATTTGGTTAAAAGTTATGAATTTGATCCACTCAGAAATGAGGGATTGTATCATTTAGCAAATCATTATCATAACAATCAGAATGAAAAGATGGTTTATTTGTATACAAGCATTGCGATGAAGAATGTAAATGTAATACAACATCGTAACTTCTTGTTGGAGAATTATTGTTATCCGGACACCGGACATTTAATTTTGGATTTGCATTCTTTTGCTGCTTATAAATTGGGATACTATGATGAAGCTAAAATAACTTGTAAAAGAATGATTGATACTTTACATTTCATTCCTCAATATGAACATGAACGTATAATAGTAAACTATGAAGTTTTTTCTAAATTGACATCTTAATGAAATCTAAATCCAAAACTAAAGAAGAAATCAAACCCAAGAAAATTGAGGTCAAAAAGCCATCAAAGACTGTTAAGACAAAGAAAATTGTTCAAGAGGTCGAAGATGGTGGTGGCAGTAAATACTACAAGTGTGTTCAACGAGTTGTATCAAGTGTTTCTAACGTCACACATTGGGTGTTTAATGATGTTGATGAACCACATAAAGTTGACTTTTTTACTCAGAAGGGTACTAGACTGTTAGTTGCCAGATATCCGGATTTCTATAAAATCTATCTATATAAGACTCATAGAGCAGGTGAACCCAGTTGGCCAAATGGTGGTGTTATGGTTTATAATGCCAATTATGAAACTATGCAGTATTTTTATTATGATAGTGTAGCGATACACCCTGAAGGTGGAATGTACAAATTCCAGACATAAACAACTTTTGTTAGATATTTATTGTCATGAAAATTGTCGTAAATAGATCTAAAGGATCTGGCTGTGGATATAAGTTGTCATCTGAAGCATGTGACATGCTGGGCGTAGTCGAACCATATTCGTTTTATGCGTATGAAGATAGAACACTTCAGAAGTTGATTGATACCATTGAGTTTTTGCAAGAACGTGCAAATGGAGAGGGTGCTGATTTGCGTGTTCTTTTTGTGCCAGATGACTTAGAAACTAAAGATGAGTTGGGAAGAACGGTTCGTAATTGGCATCTTTCTGAGAGAGATGGATACGAAGTGATTCGAGAAAATCATAGATACTGGTAAAAAATACGTTGACATTTCTCAGGTCTGTGGTAACATGATCTTGTAAGTTGCAGTAGAAACATTAACAAATAAACTAAGTTATACATCATATGGCTGATAATAAGAAGTATGTCGTTGTACGTAGTGGTCTACGTGTGTCTGATCAGGAATACAACACTCCTGCTGACGCTAAGGTAGAGTTGGAACATTGGAAGTCTGTCATCAAGCGTTGGCCCGATGGGTCATCGGTTGATATCGTTGAAAAGGACGAAAAGAAGCATCGTATCTGGTAAACTGTTATGGGACTACGTGAACAAATTAAGAACGCAGGATCGGAAGCCGAGATTACTCAGTTGATCTCAAAGGGTAAGACGTATGAGTTTGCATCTGATCGAACCAATAATTCTTGGAAGTCTACCGCCAAGTACCGAATCGCTGAATTGAGCAATCAGATTCCGACACAAACTGCTCCTTCGGATGCAACACATCCTAAGAAGGTTACAAAGAAGACTGTTAAGAACAAGTAACGGAACATCAATAAATAACTGCAATTTACAAACGCCATCATACGATGGCGTTTTTTATTGGTTTAACATTTGTTGTTGGAATATTTATTGATGTTATATGGCAAAAAAGCAAAAATATAAACCTTTTGTGTTGCCCTCTGATTTTAAAGAGTTGGAATCGTATGTCAAATCACATAAAACTGATTTGACAGAATGTGTTATATCCTCAATCGAACTCGCCATTGAAAAAAACTTACCAATGGCCGAAGTATTCAATTTCAAAAATTCTGACTTCGTTATTACAATCGCCAGAGAAGCATTTCGTGACAACATTCAAAATGTGTATGACTTTTATCTTAAAGAGGAAAAGTACGAATTGTGTGGGAGAGTGAAACGAATCGAATTGTTATTGAATACTACAGTAAAACCAAAACACTGAATGAAAAAGAAAAAACACCTTGAAGACAAGAGCCCAGTCGTTCCACAAAAACATAAAATCAAAAATGAGATTGAAATACACCAACGTGAATTAACGATCAAACAAAAACAATTTTTGGATGTAGCTTTGGATAAAAATACAAAGTTGATGTTTGTTAGTGGACCAGCCGGTACTTCAAAAACATACATGGCGATCTTAGCATCGCTTATTCTTTTGAATCAAAAAAGAGTAAGCGATTTATTGTATTTAAGAAGTGCTGTAGAAAGTTCTGATAGTAAACTTGGATTTTTGCCAGGTGAAGCTGACGAAAAAATGGCACCATACATACAGCCATTGTTAGAAAAATTGTCAGAACTTACTACCAAAGCAAGCATAGACACTCTTCAAAAAGAACAACGTATTGACAGTATACCAATTGGTTTCTTAAGAGGGTTGAACTGGAACGCTAGATGCATTGTTGCTGATGAATCGCAGAACATGACTTACAAAGAGTTGGTCACTTTAGTCACCCGTGTTGGTGAGTTCAGCAAAGTATTTATTTTGGGTGACCCGGATCAAAGTGATATCTATGGAAAGAGTGGATTCATTAAAATGATGACTCACTTTGAAGATACTGAAAGTCGTGAAAATGGAATTCACACGTTTAAGTTTGATGAAGACGATATTGTTAGAAGTGCATTGGTTCGATTTATAATAAAAAAATTGAAACAAACCAATACATAATTATATTTATAGCAAAACATACATAACTTATGGCTGCCCCAACAATTACATCATTGTCTACTACAATTGGACCTGCAAATCAATGGATTTACATCTTTGGAACTGACTTCGTAGAAAATCAGACTGAAGTGTATTTTAATGATTTAGTGTGTACCCCAGTTGCAGTATTTAACACAACACAGATTGGATTCTATTTGAATTCTGAAGCAACCGGTACCGGAGTATTCAAAGTTGTTACCCCTGAAGGTGAATTCATCAGTGACATCCAATATACAGTGGGATCACCAACTTTGCCTCCAACTGTAACTGATTTGAGAGACCATCCAAACCCAGACGTTAACTGGGTATATGTTGATGGTACCGAATTCGTTTCAGGTGCAACAACAATTGAGTATGATGGTAAGACTGTACAAGTATTTGTGTATACCGTCGAACACGGTGGATTTGCTAAGGTTGATCCAGCCGATCAAGTTGCATCAATTGTGTTGACTACACCAAACGGATCAACATCATTTACTCCTGCTGAGCCAGTTGTATAACTAAATTAAAAAATTGACCTAAGCTCTTTTTCGATGTAGGATTTGGTTCATGACTAAATCTTATAACGAAAAAGAGCTTTTTGCTAATTACGAAAAATTCCTAAAACAACTTGAGAAATTCTTTTCGGGTGAACGACTTGAAAAGTTGAAGCATCTCTATAGTGAGAACGAATATGGTTATCGTGCCATTATGGCACCCGCTAGTGCTAAGGAGCATTATCATAATGCTTATGCTGGTGGTTACTTGGATCATATCATTAACGTTTTGACCACTTCATTTGGAGTCAAGAAGTTGTATGAGGCCCGTGGTGGAACAATTGACTTTACTGATGAAGAGTTGGCTTTTGCAACCATTCATCACGATCTTGGAAAGTTGGGTGACAAGGAACAGGGCGAGTATTATCTCATTCAGGAAAGTGAATGGCACAAGAAGAACAAGGGTGAGGTATACAAGTTCAACGCCAATCTACAGTACATGGATGTTACCGATAGAGCGTTGTTTATTCTTCAACAATATCAGATCACTTGTACTTGGAAGGAAACATTGGCTATCAAGTTGTCAGATGGTCTTTATCATGAGGCCAATAAATCGTACTTGATGTCTTACAATCCTGATCATGAACTCAAAACAAATTTGCCTAGGATTGTTCATGTCGCTGACTATATATCATGTAGGTGTGAGTATGATATGTGGAAGTTAGAAAACTAAGTTATGAACGATGAATCAATTTTTGTACAAATAGCTTCGTATAGAGATCCAGAGTTGGTTCCAACTATTCTGGATATGTTTGAAACAGCAGAAAAACCTGAGAACTTGAAGGTTTGTATTTGCTGGCAACATGATGAGTTTGAAAGTTTGGATATATTCAAATCATATCCGAACATTCAGATCTTGGACGTTCCATATAAGGAAAGTCGTGGAGCTTGTTGGGCAAGAAATATGATTCAACGGCAGTATAACGGTGAACGATACACATTGCAGTTGGATTCTCACCATAGGTTTGTAAAAGGCTGGGATACAGAGTTGAAAAACATGTACCAGCAATGTGTATCAATGGGTAGCAGTAAACCATTAATTACTGCGTATATTCCTTCGTTTGATCCATTAGAACCAAAAGAAAATTATGAAATGGTTCCGTGGAGAATGGATTTTAATACGTTCACCGATGAAGGCACGGTTATCTTTACCCCAAATGTAATCCACAAACATCATTCTTATACTAAACCGATTCCTGCTAGATTCTATTCTGCGCATTTTGCGTTTACTGATGGAACATTTTGTGAGGAAGTTCCACACGATCCAGAATACTATTTTTATGGTGAGGAAATTAGTATCTCAGTAAGAGCGTTTACGCATGGATACGACTTGTATCATCCGCATAAAGTTATTGCGTGGCATGAGTATACTAGAAATAATCGTGTAAAACATTGGGATGATCATGACACAACAAAGAACATTTATCGTGTCTATGAAAAGTCGTGGTGGGAACGTGATTCACAATCACAAAAACGAAATCGTATATTGTTTGGAATGGAAATTGATGAATCGATTGTGATTCCAAAGAAGTACAATTTTGGAACAATGCGCACATTGGGTGAGTATGAACGATACGCAGGAGTTAAGTTCAAAACACAGGAAGTGTCTTTATATACTCTTTCCGGAAAATTCGCACCAACTCCTTACAATCAAAATTACGTATTTGGAAAAGATATCGATGCATCTGAAATTACAGCATTGACTAAGAATGTTTCGGTTTCATCATATCATTTTTTATCTGATGATGTAGAACATGTTAAAATTGAACTATATGATTCTACTAATAAAGTCATCGTGGTACAGTCTTTCGAAAAACAATTGATTAAATCAATGTGTCAGTCGTTAGATACATTGACATTTACGATAAACTTTGAGACGTTAAAGGAAACATCGTATTATTGTAAGATGTATACATTCGATAAATTTGACCGAGTTATACAGTCCAATAAGTTAGATGTATGAAAAAACTAAACGATGTAACTCTAGTATGTATTACTTCAATAAAACTCAACGAATCGTGGATGTCAGTACGACATTGTATGAATCAACTGGAGTTTGGTGAAGTAAAGTTTATCACGCACGATTCCTCTGTAGTAAGTAAAGATGGTATATCAGTAGAAAAGTGTAGATACTTGACATCCAGTGAAGCATACAGTCATTTTCTAATATTTGATTTACACAGATACATTAATACGAAATACTGTTTAATTGTACAACATGACGGATTCATTTTGGATCCAGAAATGTGGGATGATGATTTTTACAATTACGATTACATAGGCGCTCCTTGGCCATCCGTAGAGAATCACTATTTAGACCCGTTTGGAAATACACATCGTGTTGGTAATGGTGGGTTCAGTTTTAGATCTAAAAAATTGTTAGAGGTATCGACTCACGAATACATTCCATGTGTATCCACAACGCATGGTGATTTTTACAGACATCATGGTAATGGTTATTTTGCCGAAGATTATAACATATGTGTTCACAATGCGCACATATATGAACGATTTGGATGTGTATTTGCTCCTTATGAAGTAGCGTGTAAGTTTTCAAGAGAATGTACGGTTGACTCTTATTTGCAGAGAAAGACATTTGGGGTTCATGGACCTATGGGTATCAACATCCCAGAATATAGACTGTGATTATTTTATAGTACATTTTCAAAGGTTTTCAACTATATATTGATTGATGATACAAAATGTTTCATCCTCTTAGGTCTATAATAGAGTAAGAGATAATAGGTCCAAATGGACTATTAATGAAAGGAAAATATAATATGAGTACCATTCGTAAGTTCGATAAAAATACACTTCATGCACTTCATCGTGATGAATTCTTGACTCCGTTTGACAGAATCTTTGATGAATTCTTCGCAGCAAACGTTCCTAGTTTTTCCCAAGATTTTGGGGTAGACTTTTTTGAAAAGGGATCGTATCCAAAGGTTAATATCGTTGATTTCTCTGAAAAGATCGTGATTGAAGCAGAAGTTCCCGGTCTGGATAAGTCTGATGTTAACGTTGAGGTAGAATCTAATGTATTGACCATTCTTGGAAACAAAATGGTTAAAGTGGAACGTGATTCAAATCAAACTGGCACGTATCTACGACGTGAGTTGAAACGTTCAAGTTTCCGTAGAAGTTTCACATTGGGTGAAAACATATCGAAAGAAACCATTGATGCCAAGTTTGAAAATGGAATTTTGTTGATTACCTTACACAAGATCAAACCAAACAAACCTGAAGTTAAAAAGATCACTGTAAAGTGACACAAATATAATAAGTTATGTCACCCCATCTGTTAAAGGTGGGGTTTTTTACTTTTTTAGATATTTATATACTATGAACAGAAACCTACTAAATTTTAATCTGTTACTTGGCTTTTCAGCATTATTCATTGCTGGATGTGCCGCATTCTTCTCTATTTGGGGTATCGGATTGTTATTTTCAGGAGCATCTATTGCTGCAATGATAATGGCGTCTTCCTTGGAATTAGGAAAGTTAGTTGCTACCTCGTTTTTGTATAGATTTTGGAAACGTTCTCAGTGGATGTTAAAGTCGTATTTGTGTGGTGCAGTATTCGTATTGATGTTGATTACATCGTTGGGTATTTTTGGATATTTGACTAGTGCATACCAACAATCATCTGTTAAATACGGAATGATGATGGATACTATCAAGACATTAGAAGATCAAAAGAAACAGGAACTTGTTAAAATACAAGATGTAAAATCACGTATTGACTCTTTGGCAGCGTTACGTAAAACACAAGAAGCCAGACTAAGTGAGATCAATACCAATTCTTTGCTTGCTAGAAATCCAATTCAATTTAGACAGGTACAAGATCAAACCATGGAGTTAATTGATCAAACTGACAAAAACATTCAGGTTGAAAATACTAAATCGTCTGCGTATTCTACAACTATTGACAACATTGATAAAAAGATTACAGATCTAAAACTTAATACTGCTGCTAATAAAGATATTCAAACGTTTAAGTTTGTTGCTGATGAATTGAATGTAAGTTTGAATACCGTAGTCAAATGGTTCATTCTAGTATTGATTTTTGTATTTGATCCTCTCGCTGTAGCCTTGATACTAGCATATAACATGGCGATTAGTAAAGAGTATTCTATATACTCAAATGTGGAAGATCCAGAACCAAAGCCAGAACCAGTCGTTAAAAAAGAAAAAAAGGTTGTAACCGAAGCTACACCTGAGATGTCTATTCCACAACCAACTGTTACCGAATTAGTCAATGTTGTTGAAAAGTATGATACAAACAATGACGGTAAAATTGATGATGAAGAGGCCAAAAAAATATCAACTGAAGAACTAAATAAAATGGAAAATCAAGGTGATGAATTTTTCAAGCGATATTTCACTCATAGATAAATCAAAAATTTTTATCGTTTACAATCATTGACACTATTTAATTCTAACTGCTAACTGTGGCAGACTGTTGAAATTAATTTTCTAAGTGTCTATGAGTCAAGAAGAAACATGCGAAATTGTACAAATGTTACGAGAAGCCAAAACAACTAAAGATTGGGACGTGGTTGACGAGGCTCTCATATATCTAACG